AGATTCCATTTGTCGTCGGATAAATAAGGATATATGTATCTTTGCTGTATATCCCCTTCCCACCACCAGATTAATATCTCGTTAGTTATGAGACTGGTTTTAGATGCTTTTAGCAAATCATCGATCCATTTTTTTGAGTCAAAAGATGATTCGAGATATTTATCTTTAACTATAATCTTAAGTAGTCGATTTTTGAATTGCGGGTTGATGTTCATTGGTTTACTCCTTGATTGTGCTAGTTTTTACCTTTTGTCTTTAATGTCATCAGATATTTCTAAGTCTTTATACTCTTGTCCCCATCTATAAACACGGATTGTGATTTGTGGGAAATTGATTACCGTACCTTTAACCCATATATATGGATTATTTGACTCTGATAAACCTGTTAATGTTTCAAATAGCAAGTATGTGAATTTTAAATCTACAAATGTTAGATCAATTTTGATTGCTCCTGAAGTTTTGCCAGTTATAGAGAATTGCAAATAATCTCAAAATCTGCACTCAATCGTTGCACTTGATCGATACCTACGCTAAAGATCGGGTTAGCTATTAATCCATATAAACAGATATTTTTATTTGGAGACTTCCAGAATTGACCTGTACTCAAAATTTCCCACTGATTGCAACTTTTAATTAATGTCTGTTGTATTTGCTGAAAAGTTAAATTATGCCACCAATCACAACTCAAGAAATTCATACCTAATACTCCTTAATTTCCATTTTTAGATTTTTTAGTTTTTCGAGCTTTTTCTCAGCTTGTTTAATTGCTTTAAGTCTCTTTTCTTCAAAGACTTTTTGCGCTTCTGATTGGCTTAAAACAAACTCTGATAACGAAAAATCTAATGAACTAAGTTCTTTTGGACTCCACGCAAAGAATCTATTGTTATGTATTACTCCCTCGCACTTTATAATGCCACTTGTTAAAGCATATTTAGTGACATAAACTGTAACTGTTTTATCCATTTATTTGCTCCTAATAGTTTTTAAGTAAATTACTTTTGTCGCTTAACAAAACGCTAGGATCGACGCTAGGAAAAGAAAAAAAGGTTAACCACGGACACTGATAAAAGAAACTTTTATCAAAACGCTTACCACGAAACCACGGAAAATACTTCCAGTATTTTATTGGTCTTGCTATTAATCGATACTGTTGCCCTAAAAAAATAAAGTCTGTAATATCATTTTCTAAGTATCGAAGTATCTTGGTTATTTTGAAAACTGGGAACACAGACATTAATTTACTCCTACGGTTATTTATTTTTACCGACAACTGACAACTGGCAACTAACTATTAAAAATCTTCAGTAACAGGTTCGCTACCACCATAATCAATATCTTCACTGCGAATGTCTATTGGCTTTTGTTTTGCATCTATAGCTTGTTGCAAAAGACTATGCAATTCTTTTGCAGAAGTTGCTTTATTGGCTATTTTTTCCGCTTCTGATTGAGGTAATCCTTGATTTACAGCCCAAGTAATACCGGCTTGTTTGCGGCCTTCCGATAATAAAGGCTGTGACTTAGGCGATGATACTTCCACATCTACTACGTTACCAGATTCGCTAATTTCGGCGTCTAATTCATCAGGATTATAAATAGGTGCGCCAAGTGCTAAATCAGGGCAAAACTCACGAAACCCGTTGGAAATTGCTCTTGCAAAAAGCATATTTTTGGGATATTTTTTCCAGTTAGGATTCCCCGCGAGAAGTCCCGATGCTTGGGCATCGTCTTTTGAAAAAGAACTAATCCCTAACGATTCCCTGTTGTTTTGCCAAAGCTCAAAGAACTCTAATTCACAGACTTCTGACGTATGTTTGATTTTTTTGTATCGGTATTTACCCGATCCTTTAATTAAAGCCGCCATTAGATTAGCACTTAAAGCAGGCTTTCCTTGTATTAGATGAATGCCCGTCATTGAGGCAAAAGCAGGAATGCCCAATTCTTTTCCTGCTAAAACTTTGACAAAACATTTAGCAGTAGTTTGTACGTCACCAAACATTCCTGATTTTGCCAAAATATCAGAAACTTTAGAAATATCGTCAACTGTTTTAAGCTCTAATGGGGAAGATTTAATGTTGATAATTTCACCAGACATGATATTTCTCCTAATAAGTGTAAGGGTTGCTAAATTTAAAAGATGATGGAATCTCATCTATTTCTTTACCAGCAAAATACTTAATAACGCTGGGACAATCGACGTTGTGAGCTTCGGTTATTTCTCGAAGCTTTGACATAACAACTTGCTGCGCTTGATTCAAAAGAAATTCATAGCAAGCGTCGGGGTCTTCGTTTTCTTCTGGTTTTCCGTGAATATTTATACTCACATTCACGGACTCAAAATTACCGAGGTTGACTTTCTGGGTATAATCTACCGAGGTTGACTTTCTGGGTATAATCTACCGAGATATGGGTGATAAGCATCTCTCCTCTAAAACTTGATTAATACAATCTTATAGTAAATTACTAGAATTGTCAAGTTTTTTTTTTTCTCAAAAAACTTACAAAAAACTTACAAAAAATAATAGTACAAAAGAACTAAGTTATTATTGTTGATAGATTGTAGATAAAGGTATCTACAATAAAATCCTTGATATATATAGGTTTCAGACTTTGTTTATATTGTTAGTCTATTTCCCCGTGTCAGAATTTTTTATCCTTTTCTTATTGTCCAGTTCGTTTATTATTCCCTATCTTTTCTTTTCCTGTATAGAGTGTCAACAAGATAAACAAACCTTGAAACCTATACCCTGCAAGAATTTCGATTGTAGATAAGGTTATCTACAATCGAATTACAATCCAACAGCCTTACTGTTGACCTTGCTTGCTTCTCTTTACCGTTGACTTTGTTTATCTCTTGCAGTCTTTTTATTGTCCAGTCTGGTTATCCTTTTATCTTTCTTTTTCCTCTACAGTTCATTGACATTATCTACAAAGTCTATAACCTTTACAGGGTAACGGTTTCGGTTGTTGATTACCCTATCTACAATCTATCTACAATGACAACGGGTAAATATACTTAGTACAAACGTTCAAAAAATTATTCTCCCATATACTTGACTTTTATGGGAGAATACTACATAATAAAAGAGTAAACAAAACACACAAGGATTAAGACAATGATTATTGACTACTTCACGGTATCTAACTCAGAAATAACAGCAACTTTTTCGATTGAGTCTGTACAAAGATCACACGGATATGCTTCGGGCTATACTCAAGTTGAAACTTGGATTTTAAGAGAAGGTGATCGAGTAATTAAAACATCTTATGGCAGAGGAATAAAAAAAATGGAAAAAGACTTTCAAAAAGCAAAAGATAACGCATTGTCTAAAGGATATATTGTCATTGAACCTAATGGAACAATTAAAAAGGAAACTAAGAAAGAAACCAAACAAGAAATTAATAACCCTGTAATTGAAACAATTCAAGAAACCAAAAAAGAAACTATCGATAACACTGTAGTTGAGATAGCTAAAGAAGTTGCCCCGCAAAACAAAGTAGCTAAACTACAGATTAAACTAACTCGCCTAAATGCCCAGTTATCGGTTACTAAAGGCAATCACAATAAAGCTAAAATTGTTTTAGAAATCTTGAGAATAGAATCAGCCATTGAACAATTAATACCAGAAGAAAAAGAAATTACCCTAACACGGGAACAAGAAAAATCATTAAACGCCCTGACAGGCGGTAAATTCATCTTTAGTAAACTGACACAGGAATCTAAAGAAGAACTGTTAAAAATTGTTAACGAATTAGAAGACTTAGAACGTGAGGAGTATCGAGATAACTGTACTGGGAAAGGACTTTGGAAAAGACCTAGCAAAGCTTCTATAAAAAGATCAGAGAAAAGATCAAATAAATACTCTCTCTTAAGAGAGAGAGTCGAACAATTAGAGCTAATCCAAGAGAACCCAGTAGAAGTCAAAGAAGAACAATCAAAACCAGTTGATGCTCCCGTGACTAAAAAAGACGAGTTTTGTAAAAAACCAGACAGAAAAACGGTTAAACTCCTTGAGTCTAGATTTAAAGATGCTCAGATCGATATTACTGAAACTCAAGTAATTCTTAAATCTGAAACCAGTGAATTAGCAATAAACTGTTCAATGGAATTACCAGAACTTGACTACAGACGAAGAGACGTAATCAAAAGTCTTATCAGACAAAATCAAAATCCTAAAATCCACTCAGTTTACGAGTACATCGGTTCTATCCTTTTAACTGCCTAGTACATCTGCTCAAAAATCATTAACCCAGATACTTGACTTTACTGGGTTAATGATCCATAATAAAAATGTAAGCAAAACACACAAAGAGCAAGACAATGACTATCCAATACAAACTAATCGATGCCCCTGTACCTGTAAAAACAATTAAAAACGCAGAAAATCGTCATCTAACTGCAATTGAAAAAAGGGCGATAAGAGCGGGAATGAATCAAGGGGTAGCTTGTTTTAAGTCTGGCAGAAAAATTTACACAATAAGTCACATTGACACCAATCATTACTGTGTCGAGATTGAAGAAAGAGAAACTACGATTTTTAATCGTCTCGAAACCGTAAGTCGCAAAGTTCCGTTTTCTGTTCGTCTTGAGAAAGTTAAAGATGAAGCCAAAGAAAAATCTATTGAACAGATAGAAGCTGAACAGCTAGAATTAATGCTAACCCAAGAAAAATCGATAGAAACTAAGGAAGAAACTCAAGAAGTAATCGACAACCCTGTAGAGACAACCAAAGAAATCGAAAAAGAAATTGATAACCCTACAGCCAAGACAGTCAAAGAAACCAAACTACAATCTAAGCTAATCAAATACCAAACTAGCCTAGCTAGATTAACTGCTCAACTAGCGGTTACTAAAGGCAATCGCAATAAAGCTAAAATTGTCTTGAATATGTTAGAAATTGAATCAAGTATTGAGTTTTTGTCCTCAACGATTAAAAATATGCAATCTTTTAAAGATGAGGTAGTAACATTACCGCAACCAGAATGGTTGCAAAAATTATCAATTCCAGAACCCACAAAAGAACGAGTCGTTAATACAATCAATACCCTTGATTGTAAGATTGAAAAATTAAATAACGATATAAACGGAATTACATCTCAAAATCATAACAACATCTTAAACTCTAAATACAGTTATGTGATTGGGAACAGTTAATTGATTTAGACACAATCACCTTCATGTGATTCGGAACAGCCAATTAACTTAGACGAAATTATTTCTTTTAAAATTCAGTGACCTAAGCAAGTCAGTAAACTGCTTAGTTTAATTTATTACTTAGGAGAATAAATCATGAATGCAGAACAAACTGGATTTAAGAAGTTTAAAGCCAACAAACTTCGTATCTATGAAGATGGCTACATCGGTCTTCACGGATGGCATTGGGGAAGTCACACAATTGCCAGTTTTATCGCAAAAGCTATTCAGGTAAAACACGGTCATATTCACCATGACATTCTAGACTACACCACTATCTATGTCTCAGAACTGGTTAAGGTTCCAGCAGGCGGTTTAGCTTGCGGATGTCATAACACACTTTACAGCGTGACGGCTTTAGTTGATTTGTCTCTAGAGTTGCCGACGGCAAAAGAGATATACGACGCTTACAAACACAATAACGCCCATTTCGGTGGCGTAGAAGCTATAAAAGGTGGTTATCACTTTTACAGTATTTGGTAAGTCAAAGCGGGGAATTATCCCCGTTTCATGTTAACACTAGCATTAACAAAGATTATGAACATATACAAAAGATTGGGCGCAAAAACGGTATCGTTGGCTAATATGTGGAATGCAAAACCTCCATTTGTCGGAGAAGACGGTAATCCTTGCGAAGAAACTATAAAATGGGCATTAAACAAACAAGGTTTTGTCGATACAGGCAATATCAAGTTTGATTCTTGCTGTTGGTTAAAAGATAACAGTGCTGTCGTTCCTGCTACGGCTACTAGAAATGAAGGAACGATCCGCTTGCATCCTAGTCTTAGCGGTATCTTGGGGGAGTTTTACGCTGAATGTTGTCAGGTCAATGGTCAAGAAATTATTATCGGACCATATCAATCACATCAAATAGAAAAAGCTTTTGATGATTGCATAGAAAAAGCGCAAAATGTACTTGAGTACATCAAAAGTAAGTGTATTTATACCAAAGGTGCTAATCTTGATAAAAGATTTACTTTTTCACATGATGATGGCTGGTATTGCGATGGCATAAAAGTTGTTTTTTTGCCTGTTAATTTTAATTGTCTTCCAGCAATTAAAGGATTTTTCTATTTACCTCAAGAGTGATTTGCAACCTTATGATCCTAATCCTATCTCTCAAATCAGAAGATTTTGAAGTTTTAAAATCTTCTGTTCAAAAAATCGACAATATTGACATTAACCTAAGTCTTGTTAAATTACAAGATTATTCTCTATCGGGTATAGCCATGACAAGAGTGGCTTTAATCTGTGATAAACAGCCTGAAATAAAAGGGATTAATTTCTCTGTAGAAGCAAGTATTCCTGAAGCCAAATACTGTGTCGCTTGCCTAGTTTTAGGTAAGTTTACGCCACTTAATATCCGTAACAATTCTGGTTATTGCTTGGAACACAGAGAGATCGATCCTAAAAGAAAACAATCTCAGCACCAACGCTATAAGCGGAGACGTAGTAGTACACCTGTTCAAAAATAATTCTCCCAATCTATTGACTTTTATGGGAGAATCTTGTAAGATAAATCTAGGTAAACAAAACACAAGAGGCAAAAAATGACTTCTATTAATGACGATTGGTTACTTTACGAGTACGAAAGAACGGTAATTGTAAAGAATATTGAAAATAACCTCAATCAAATTAACCAAAGATATTTTGAGGGAAACCACGGAATATTATCAGTAACTGACAACGGTGATTATGTTACGGTTAAAAATCGAGGTGTTTACATTGCCGACTATGATACTCAAAAGCTTTTTGACGCACTAGAAAACTTTAGTCAAGAAGATTACAAGTCTCGCAATTGTTACGATCTTTGGGATTACCTAGATGATTGTGAATACACCCTTCCAGAAAATCAAAAATCTGACAACGAGTTAAAGACCGATGAGGAATTAACTTTTTCTCAAAAAAGACAAGCGCAACTTGTCGATATGTTGTTAGGCGAACCTGTAATTACTAAAACCTCTATCTCAAATGAAGAACTGTGGGAGAAAAATCGGGAACTGACTAAATTAGTTCAACAGTTAAAATGGGAAACCCTTGAGTTAAATCAATCTATTGAAGAGATGCACGATTTCAGGCGGCGTGAGCTTAAAGAAGGGTCTGAGATTATTAATCGCTTGATGGCTCGTATTCACGAATTAGAACAGAACAAAGAATACAGCCAAACGTGGATTGACAACTTAAAACAAAAAGTTCACGACTTAGAGTGTGCAGTTCATCTACTGCAGCAGGAAAACAAGCATCTGAAAAGCAATCAAACAGAACCTAAACCGACAACTAAAAAGCGACCCAAATTTAAATTACCAGAAAACTTTGCTGACTACCAGCAAGAGTGCGATGACTTAATTATTGCCTTATCCTGCTTCTATAGCGTCAAAAAAGGCAAGTGGGGGAAGGATATTCTCCAGTTTATCCTCACCCCTACTGATACCGAAAAAGCGAATCAGTTGCATCCATACCCTGACAAGTGGAAAGCGGGGCTATATTTACAGCCTGGACAGTGGACGATGGGTAAAGTAAATCTGTCTGATCCTGATGAGTGGGAAGAGTGGTTTATGGACATCAACGATTTTGCTGACAGTAACGATATAGAAATTAGTTAGATACCAGTTATCAGTTTTCAGTTGTCAACCGTTAGCAATCATTTAGGAGTAAACAAATGGATTTTGACAAATTATTTGAAGAACTAGACCTGTGGAAAAGATTTCACCCAGAAGAAATAGGGCATAGAAACAAATACCAAGAGTTATTTTCTGAGAAAAAACCTCTTTTAAGTTT